AAATTATTTAAAAACTTATATCTATTTAGATAAGATTTATATAAATTAATCTATTATACTTAAATTAATTCATTATAATTAATCTAAAGGGCGGCCATTCAGCAGTAGTTTTAGCAGTAATTTATAGTTATTTTATTTATGTTTTATTTATGTTTATTAAAATTGTAATTAAATGAATATTTTTATTTTGGACCTAATAAAAATATTTTAAGAAATGAATGAGTGATTTTAAATAAAAAGTTTATAGTCCTATAAAATAAAATATTGAATTAATTACAATTTTAATATTCATAAATATTTATTAATTAAAACATAAATCATTTGTTATATTAAACATTATAATTACTTGTTTTAGTTCATGGTTGGTATAGTCTTTATACTTTGGTGGGTTTATCCTATTAATGTTTTTATAATATTGTTCTATAAGGATTAACATTGCTTTACGATTCATCTATAAAATAATATTATATTATATAAATGAGTAAAACCGTTAATATGTTAAATAATAAAATAGAAACACTCATAGAAAAATTTGCAGTAAAAGGAAAGGTTAAACTTGTCGGTTCAAATCAAAGACGAGGTATGCTTTTTACATCAGATTATGATATTATGACAAATTTAAAAGGTCGTGCTGAGATACTCGCAGAACATTTTCAAAAGGTAATGAAAGAGATACCAAAAAAAGAATATTACTTTATGGATTTTAAGTGTGGTCTATTCAAAAAACTTATATATGATTTTGATGAAGATGACTTGACTACTTATTTAAAGAATCCATTAATATCTGAATCATACAAAAAAAAGATACTTGAAAGTAAAGGTGAAGAGAGAGTAAAACTAATAAGAGATTTATTTATATTAAGATGGACTCGTGATGATATCATAAATGGTTATGTTAAATTAATTGATGGTTCTAAATATTCATTTGTAGATTCTCTTAAAGATGACACTATAATAAAATTAGATATAATTATTCCAGTCGGTGATAGATTCGCAGAAGTAAGCGAAATGTATATGTATAAGCAAACCACAGATGATAGTAAAAGTATAATTCAAAGTTTAAGTGATGATATTGAAAAATATAGACACAACAACAGTATGAAGTCATTAAAAAGATTATACTCTATTATAAGTCTTGAAAGTCCTAATAATAAACGTTTGTCTAAATTAGAAGAGTTTTTTAATAGTGAGTATGGATTATTAAATAAAGTTGCGAATGATTTAGATGTATTATTATTATTAACTGAAAAACATAATATACCATTTGATAAGATTGTAAGCAATTTACAGATGCTTAAAGAGAATATTAGTCTATCATCAGTAGCAAGTAAAAAAAAGATATTAATGTTAAATAAAGTTACACCAAAGAATTATAGAGAGATAACTAATAAAATGATTTTATATTTACGTTCTGTAATAAACCCAGCGGCGAAGAAATTATTACAAAGTTTAGAATAATTATATCCACGCAGTTTTAATAATTTTATTCATATTAAAATATCTCTATATTAATATGGAAACAAAAGGCTGTATTAACACAGATGAGATGGGGAAGATGATTGCTGTTTGTGGTAAAAAGACATTGTATTTAAATGATAAACCTATTGAAGACGGCATGAATGAATATAAATGTAAGGGTGATACAACTATACAGCAAATACCAGATAAAAATACGGAGCGTTCTGTTTTATATATTACCGGACAATCAGGCAGTGGAAAGTCTTTTTATACAAAAAATTACATTGTAGAATATCACAAAATGTATCCTAAAAACGATGTATATATATTTAGTAGTTTAGCAGATGACCCAACTTTAGATAAATTAAAATATACAAAACGAATTAAAATTAAAGAACAACCCTTTTTAAATAGTGAAATTGGAGCAATTGATTTCTCAAAATCTCTTTGCATATTCGACGACTGTGACGTGATAAGCAATAAGGAGATTAAATTAAAAGTATATAAATTATTAAATGAGATGTTGGAGATTGGAAGACATCATAATGTATCTGTTATATTCACTTCACATAACGCCACAATGGGTTTGGATACAAAACGTATTTTAAATGAGTGCCACAGCATAACGCTGTTCCCTAAAAATCTTGGAGGAAAGACAAGCAAATATTTACTCGATGGTTATATTGGAATGGATAAGGACCAAATAAAAAAATTAAAAAAGGTTAATAGTCGTTGGGTTACTATATTGAAGACTTATCCACAAATGGTTATTTCTGAAAAGGAAGCATATGTTTTAAATTCTACTGAATAATTTATGTTTTATTTATTATTTAATTATATTTATTATAATTATAATTTATTCATTTATTTATTTTATAAGACTATAAACTTTTATTTGAAAATCATTCATTCATTTTTTAAAATATTTTTATTAGGTCCAAATAAAAATATTCATTTAATTATACTTTTAATAAATATAATTAAATAATAATTAATTCATAAATAAAATTACATATAACGGGTTGGTATTGTTGGCGGTGTTTGATACATGGCAGACTTACTTAACGGTTCATCTAAATTATAGCGTAATCCTCCGCCAAGTTTTACTGGTTGTGCTACGCCTGTTGCGTAATTTTGTATTTTTGCTCGTAATGCCATTACTATACTATTTAATGACCTGACAAATACTTCTATAACTTGATATGGTGGTCTTGCTAATGCTTCGTCTAAACCCGCTCGGACCATAATATCTATTTGTCTGAGTAAATCTTCCATTTGATTTTTGGTTGTTTCTAATGAATCAGCATAGTTTGATAATTTTTCTATATCAATAGCGGGTAATGCTGATAAACTAAAAGATGGTTTACTTACTGCCTTTTCAGTATTTTTCATAATAGTAAGTAATTTTGATGGGTTATATACGTCTATTGTGAAATCGCTTCCAACTGCTTGATGTATTGATAATGAATACACATTTATTTGTGTTTCTAAATCTTCCAATAATTGTATTACTTTGTCATAACCTTCTACATCTGCTTTTGGTGTTCCAATTACACCACTTTCTTTATTTGATTTAAAATTAGTTTCTGCTATGCGTTTCTGCGAATTATAAAACTCTCTTAATTCTTTTGGGTTTGCTCCTTGAAGATAAGTTGGCATATATATAATATTATATATTTTATTATAATATTATAAGTTTTTGGGATTATTATGAATCGAACATAATTGTAATGAGCGTCCTCAATTACTAAATACCAATTATCCCGTGTGTAAATAAAGGAATCGAACCTTATAATGCTTTTTCATTCAACCTTGATATACACTTTTATTTATTATTTATTATCTAATATAAACCATTTTTTTTAACATAAGAACTTGCCGCTATCATTCCAAGTCCTTTTTCTGCCATAACTTTTTTAACTATCGCAGCACGAGCAGCACGACCATTTGCAACAGACTTTTTAGGTTTTTTACCACCATATTTTATTTCTCCAATTGCCTCCTCAACCAATGCTTTTTTTAGCGGATTGATTGTTTTGCCAAGAGGTTTTACAGCGCGACCGTAAGTCCGTAATGCCTTTGCGAAACCAGTCTTTTTTACTTTACCGCCATACTGAACTTCGCCAATTGCCTCCTTAACAAGTGCTTGTTTTAGCGGATTGATTGTTTTACCAAGAGGTTTGACTGCTCGTCCAAAGGTTCGCAATGCTTTTGCTAAACCAGTCTTTTTTACTTTATTTTGTCGTCCACCCATTGCCTGTAATTCTACAAGTCGCTCACGGTCTAATGGATAAGCACCACTCTGGCCCGGCAAAACATAATCACGTAGTTTTCCACCTCCTAATAACTGAGGATTATGAGTGATAACGTCCATATGAGATAGTAAGCGGTTGCGCTCTTGAAGTTCTTTATTGTATGGTAAATTAAATCCTAATGACGCTTCGACAACCATGTATACTATTACATAATATTTTATTTTATTTTTATAATATTTAATTGCGATATTTTTTTACCGCAACTAAATATGCGTTATGTGCTTCTTCTGCTGTATCAAATGTGCCTAAATGTGTTGCTTTACGATTATTTCTTATTTGTGCTTGATATTTATCATTTCTAAAATAATAACCACGAGCATTTATTACACAATCTTTATTTAAATTTTGTTCTTTTTTATTAGCAACTCGTAAATTTTCAATTCTATTATCTAAACTATCACGATTAATATGGTCTATTTCATTATTTTTTGTATTAGTTATATCCCATTCTAAATTGAATGCTTTATAAATAATACGAGATGTAACATATTGTTTTTGATTAATTAATGTTCTATAATTTTTATATCCATCTTTATTTATTTTTATATTACCTTTTAATTGTATCCATTTTTCTTTTTTTGAATTACGTAAATATCCAAATCTCCAAACTTCTCCATTATTATAAACTTTTAGTTTTGCTCCATTAAGTTCAAACTCAATAGGGTTCATTTACATATTATTTATTTTTAAATCTTTTTTTTATCAGTACATTCCAGAAAGTTTAGACATTTTTGCCCCCGCAGATGCCGCCCCCGCAGACATGGCAGAACCCATCATACCAAAACGGCGCGGGTGCATACCCATTGCCCGGTTAAGCATACCGCCAATCATACGGTCGGGTAAAACGACCGCTTTTTCACGTTTAGCACGGTCAACAGCATCACGAGTGAGAATGCCAGTGTAGATGGCAGCAGTTCCCTGATTAAGAACCATAATGCCGCTATTACAAGCAATAACACACAATTCACACGCAACGGGGTCATTAAACTGATTGAAGACTTGAGCGGTGAACTGTAGAGAAAATGCGCCCAACGAACCGCAGCTGAGGTTGTCTGGAAGTGACAAATCAGTAGGACTGACTACGAGCATACTGCCAGTAGTAGGAACAAGAGAAGATCCACCACCAGCAGATGAGACAGTTGCTTTGCCATTAAATTCAGACCAAGACTGCTGAGACTGATTTTTAATCGATAAACGATAAAGGTCTTGCTGAGATGCAGAACTAAGAAGACCAGATTGGTTGTTAAGATTGATGCTGATACCACGAATAGTAAGGAACGAGGAAGTATCACTTATAGTCTGGGTGTTTAAACTCTTACGAGCAACAATTATGAAATAGTCTGGTAACTGAGACAACTGAATCGCCTGAGAAGATACAGCAAATGGAGCATTTGCGGCAAGAACATTCCCGCCATTTACATTTGTCAAGTAGCGGGGCAAATCAAAGTACGGCAAAACACATCGAGTAGACAACATATCTGAAGGTTGCGAACTAAGAAGACGCAAGAGAACAGATGCTCCACCACTTGGCGCGTTAAGTAAATTACTTGCTACACCATAGGACATTTTAAACATAAGTGGGTCAGCCGCCCATTTCGCACCGTCTGGATCTGTTCCAATTCCTGCTGTAATAGTTGCTACACCCGGACCGCCATACGATACCAAACGATTAAAAGAAGAATTGATGTTAAATGTGAATGCCATATTGTTTACACCCAACATGCCCTGCTGATTATGGTGAGGTTCACCGTAGATGAACGGCGACAAAAAGATAGGTTCTGAACTCACACTGAAAACTGTTACAACCCAAGTATTCGTGACGGCATCAGTCGATACAATTGAATGGTCGGTATAAACTCCATTTACATAACGGTCGACCTGAACCACGCAAGGGTGAGCGCCACGAGGAGCAAGGCAACCATCATACGATTTGTTAGCAAATCCAGCAAGAGGCGACGAGTTCGCAGCAAAAGCATCAGAATATACACCAAACTCTTGGTCCGGTAGAGAAGGCGCGCAACCGTTAAAGCGGAACAACTCACGATTATCGTTAAGACGGAGCAACTGGGGCAAAATATCCTGTAAATTGGCACTGGTTGTGGTGTTATTAATAGTCGCGGTCGCAGTAGTCATTACGGAAGCAAGAGGGAATGCTTGAAGAGAACAAGTCTGACCCCAAGAAATAGCGTTCTCGCCAACTGGGACAGCAGAAATATTAATTCTGAACTGAATAGGTGTAGAAATTAGAGCATCGCGCCCAACAATAATATTTTCACTTGGAACCTGAATATTATATACCTGAACGGAGTTTGTTGCGGACGTTGCGGCAAACGACTGGTAAGTAGTGCTGTTCGCACCCGACTTTACAGCATAAACAAGGTCAGTGGTAATATCACCAATTGTGGGGTCTTTAACAAGAACAGTTTTAAACTCTGATGCCATCTTATATTATAATGAAAGATAATAATTTTAAATATAAAAATAATTATTCTAAAAAGTTTATATTTTCTCAAAAAGGATTTTGACCGTAGTCGACTCTCCACTAAATAATCGCAAGGGTATTAATTCGCCTGTAATAATTTTATAATAAATATTAAGGTCAATGCTATATAAAGGTCTATTTCCTTTAAGAGAGATGCGCCTATATTCAGCGCTTGGATTGTATACAAGATTAGGGCGATAATTTCCATCTTGACTTACAATATCAGTAATAATATTTTGGAAATCAGCGTTATTGCCACCAAGAGCAATATTTTGATTATTGCTAAATACAACTGGGGTAGATACTTGGTTCGCCTCAATAGGCAACGTGTTGCTTGTAAAGACAACGGATAAAATGGGCGACCATGACGCAGTCGTGCTTTGCTCTTGCGTCCATAAAATTGCTCTATAAGTAACATAAGTCGCTGGCGGAACTGGAAATTGTAGCGGTGGAATTAATGTAATAATGTTAGTGCCGCCAATATCTACGAATGGTATTTTATAATTTTTGCCATTCGTCACGTTATATCCTAAATATACCGCTGGAAATGAATTAAACAAACTAAACAATGGGGCATTCATGAATACGCCTATTTGGTCGATTCCAATTGCTGGGTTTACTTCGTATCCTCCACAATCTGCGTATAGACTCGCAGAGTTGGTCGTTGGGTCCCAATTTATAACTGGGGCGTATATTGAGGGCAATACACCGCCGGCGGCAACAACAGCAATGTCTAAGTCGTTAAAACAAGTTTGAAATGCCTGAACGATTCTCTCAATAAAAAAAGTATATGAATAACAGTTATAGTATCCTTCTTGGTTAAATTGTCTTTTATTTTGTGTCTGATTTGGTGCTGGTGGCAATGGAGCGCTTGTATCTTGTGGAGACCAATCGATGAATGTCTGGACTTCTATTCCCTGATATGTTAATGTAACAGAGTATATAGATAAATCTCTGTCTCCTTGGTCCGGTTGAATTTGACAAATAAAAACTGGTAGTGAACTCGTGCCACAAGTAAAACGAATAATTGACATTGTGTATTCTTCCGGATTTGAAAGAAAAGGAACTGTGCGTGTATCTTGGAAACTAAATGTTTGTGGTGCTGACGTTGAACTTTGAAGATTACTTACCGCTACGTCATAATATATGTTGGACGATTTACTTTTATTCACACGTTCATTTAATTGCGACATTTAATATATAATAATATTATATTTTAATTCTAAATAATTCACATATAACGTGTTGGCATATATCCTCCACAACAGCAACCGCCAAATATCTGTGCCGCATCTTTTCCACGAATAATCTTCGCTGAATGTTGTGCTAATGGATTGAAAGATTTTGCTTTGATTACTTTTACTTTTTTATCTGTCGGAACGAATACACTTACTGGGTCTAAACTTGATTTAATAATTTGTTCGTTTTTTAATACTTTTTGAAATGGTAATCGCGCTGGGTTTACTTCAATAGATTTATTTACTAAACCTTCTTTATTAAGTTCGTGAGAGAGTGCGCCACTCTGCGAATGTGATGTCGTAATTACATTTTCTTTGCCATATTTAGCATTGACTGCCTTTTGTGTTTCTTTTCCTTTTTTATATCTATCCGTTTTTTTGTAAAGTCCTACACCAAGTGCGAGATTATTGGCCCAGTCGCTAATACTATCAGATTTAGTTCCGCGATGAGTCACAACTGCTTCACCTGTTTTTGGATTACTATATACCGCTGCTTTACGAGTCGATAATTCTTTATCTAAAACTAAATCACCTATCTTTTGAGGTTTCTCTTTATTTTTTTTATATGATGCTTCCGTTAATTTTTTTAACTCGCTGCCTGTAATAGCGCCACCTTTTAATGATTTTAATATTCGTAATTGCGCCTTCGCATTTTTTAATGTGCTATTTTTTGCGTGAACTTCATTCGTATCACTATTAACAACTTGATACCTTCTTGGACTAATGCGATTTATTTCGTAAGGCATTATACAGATATACTATATTTTATTTATTTTTATGATATTTTATTTATGATTTATTTATTTATTATTTATATTTATTAAAACTGTAATTAATTCATTATTTTATTTTATAGGGATATAACTTTTATTTGAAATATCACTTTTCATTTTCTAAAAATATTTCTATTAGGTCCAAAATAAAATATTGAATATATTATACTTTTAATAATTATAATTAAATAATATATAAATCATAATGTTTTATATAATAAAATATAATATTATAATATATGACTTGGAAGCAGAAGTTTAATCGTAAATATGGTTTTGATAAAGATGAGTCGCACTCAATCGCTGAAATTGCTAAAATAACTGGTTATAAGAAGTCTGGATTAGAGACCATTTTTGATAAAGGTAACGCAGCATATTTTAGTAATCCGCAAAGCGTTCGTCCTAATGTGACATCACCTATACATTGGGCTTATGGACGTTTATATTCTGCTGTCATGGGCGGAAAAGCGGCACGTATTGATGCTAAACATTTAATAAAGAAATAATTAATGACGCATTAACTTATTAAGTTTTTTAAGATTGGTATTTATATCACGACTATCACCCCACAATATATAGTATGAAAACAAAGCGGGCGAACGTATTAAATTATCAATTCTATATTTTTCAGTAGGGTTTGCGAGATGACGTTTACGATATGCGTCGCGCTGTTTTATAGTCGCACCATCTGTATATGTAAAACCCGTCGGACTTCCAAAATAATATTTTTTATCACCAAATACGATTACATACCTTTTCGTTGGTTTATCTGATAAATATAATTCCATTTATATTATATTTATAAAAAAAATCATTCTGTCTGCATTCGATGGATTAGGTTTGGCTCAACAAAATTATTACACAAATCACGATAGTATAGACACACCTCATCTGGAATTGCCTCAATAATACTCACGTCACCATCATACAAGAACCAATCACAATAAGTAATGAACTCATTATACTGCTTTTCGTCTTCGAACTCAATTCCTTCTTCAAACACGATTTGTGGAATATCCATTTATATATTCTCCTAATATTTTATTTTTATATTTATTTATGTTTTATTTATTTTTTAATTATATTTATTAAAACTGTAATTAATTCATTATTTTATTTTATAGGACTATAAACTTTTATTGGAAATACAACTTTTGATTTCCTAAAATATTTCCATTTACCTTTTTTTTAAGAATTGATTTAATTACACTTTTAATATTTATAATTAAAAATAATTAATTCATAAATAAAAACTATAATTTATCTAAATATTCCTTTATCATTTTTAATATGCCTGCCTTGTCCGCCTTATACTCAGCATCAAGTTTTTCAAATAGGGCGGGTTTCAAATCCTCTGCTGCTTCGAGCAAGTTATTTATAATAGACTTGGCAAGTAGTGTTTGACTTATTTCCTCATATTCTTTCGGACCTGTTGGTTCGTCCGCATCTGTTTCAAGCAATTCTCGCGCTACTCGCTCATAGTTTGCGCCTGCCTTACGAATGCTGGCCTGCTTACCTACAAATGTATTTTTAATAATATCTAAAAACGAATCTTTTGAAAAGTCATATTTTGTGTCATTGAAGGCAGTCAGTTTATCGAGCGAATATTCTTTTGACGCCTTCGCTCTTGGCACTGCCTTTTCCGGTCCTTGTGCTACCCCCTTACGAGCAAGGCACTTCTTTTTCACAAAGTTCATGAATGCTTTTAATTTTTTCGGTTCATCTGCCAAATCCCCTGCTATGCGTGTCACGAGAGCAACTTCAATATCGTGTGCAGTGCTTAAACCCTTTGCTATGACATACGAGCAAACCAATTTATATACATAGGCAAAACGTGTGCGTGTAGTTTTTTATCATAAAACTTCGTAATTTCATCACTTAACTGGACTGGCAAACCTTCCATTATCGTAAAAAATATCTGTGGTGTTAACTTAGAGTATTTAAGCAGTTCTGGATTTACCATTTCATTTGATTTCAGTTTAATTTTATTATTTTCAATATCAAATCGCGTTATTATTGGTCCTAAATGGGACATTGGTTTTTTTGTATCGCTTTTTGGTGGTATAGAATCACACTTTGATGGTCTGCCTACTTTTGTTTTTGGTTCTGGCGCGGATTCCTTCTTTGGACGACCACGTGGTTTTTTTTCTACTGGTGCGGCAAGCATCTGCTGGCGCTTTGACCCTTCGACTACTGGGCGACCGCGCCTCTTTTTTGGTGCCAAGTCCTCTTTTGTCTCTTCTGCTCGTGTCTCTTCTTTGGTCTCTTCAACAGTAATTTTCTTTGGAGGTCTGCCCCTACGCTTTGCCTCTGGTGGTGCGGCAAGTTTTGCTTGACGCTTGCTGCCCTCTACGACTGGACGACCGCGACTTCGTTTAACTTCGATAGGCGCTATAATAACATTTTCTGGGATTTTATTGAGTTTAGAACGAATACGTTTCAACTGCGCGATTTCTTCTGGTGTAAGTAATTTACCTGTCCTGTCACGATTGCCGTATTTAGATGGGTCATGTGGTTGCATACCCTCAATCTTTCGCTCATCTTCAATAAGCGTATTTACTATATCTTTCATATCGCTAAATAAACCCTTTGTTACTTTGACTGGAACTGTAGATGTGGTTTGTATTACTATTTCTTCTAATTTTGGAGCGGGTTTATCGTATAGTTTCTTTGCCTCTGCGTAACCAGTATTTTTTGGAGGTTTTGCCTTTACTGCCTTTGCTGGTTTTGCCTTTTCCTTTGCCGCTATTAGCGCATCACGCGCCTCACGCGCCTTATCTTTTTCTTTCTGATTTGATTTTTGTGCTTTTTCCTTATCAACATTGAATAAGATTGGTTTTTTGTAATTATTGCCTGTGATTTTCTTGTATTCTGCTAAAAGCGGATTCCATTTTTTATAAAGTGCCTTTGTTTGGTCGTCTGTTTCAATATCAACCTCTGGTGGTTCTGCAAACTCTTTGTCCTTATTTGCTGGGTTATCATAAAACTCTTTAATTTTTTTATTCTTTTCTATTTCATTAAAATAAACCGCTTGTGTGTATTTCTTGGTAATGTTTTTTCGGAATGCTTCAATCTTATCCTCGATCGCCTGTTCTGGTGTTTTTTTACTCATATATATTCCTAATATATTTTATTTCTAAATATTCATAAATAAATAATAATTATTCATAATTCTAATTTTCTTATATTCTTCAATACAAAATTATAATATTTTGGCATATTGGGACACAAAGGAGACCATACATACTGCGGTATTACATTAAACAATTCAAACCGTAGAAATTCATACAACGATGGTTTATGTTCTTCCATTGGAATGAAATCAATCCGCTTTAATAGTGAGTGGATTTTTAAATCGTATGCGAATTTCATATATAAGTATTTTATATAATATTTTTATATTTTTTATTTTTATATGACATTGGACGAAGAGTGGACCATATATTGTTTAGTATTAGAAATAATTCATTATTGGTCGGTGTCTACGCTGTTAAGTATGAATTAATATCTGACGGTATAACTCCTTAAAGGCATACAACTTGTATTCATGGTCGCATATTTTCTTTAATTCATTCCCTATATGGACCCAATCTACGTCGAACATTATATAATATGTTAATATATTACTTCGTAAGACCATATATGGTTTATTTTTTTATTAATTAGTAGAGAAAATTTATATACATAGTATATAAAAGTAGAGAGAATAGTTTATGCAAATATGCAAATCCTGCCCCAAAAAACAGCAAGTGTCCCCAAGAAGGCCATATATAGAGGACTTGCTAAAAAACGGGGCAAGATTTGCATATTTGCATAAATTAAGAAATTGTTAATTTATTGATTAAGTTTATAATTAATTATCACATTTCTTATTTGAGTATTATTACCATCAATTTTTAAAAAGACATACTCTTTATGGTATTTCTTCAAAAAAATATTCTTACTTAACTTTTCGCAAAACTTCATTTTATTTAATTCACGCTTTGCTGACTTGGAAAGGTTCATATAATATTCGCTATCTTTAAATAAGTCATATATATCTTTTAATTGGACCAAGTCATTGGTGTTATCAGTTAGTATATAATTTTCTTGAAACCAACTGAAAATATCATCTCCATCTTGTAAATATTTAATTCCAATATTTTTAATACTTTCTGGTATAAAATCATTAATATTTTGCTTATGTTCATTATACGATTTCCAATAGGGTATTAATATATGGAATAATGCTATTTTATGGTCGTTCTGAAAACTAATCTCTTTAAAAGACGCATCAGACATTAAAATATTATTTTCTCTATCAATCTCATCTTTATTATTTGCTATAAATGAGGTTCTAAATGGTATATCGATAATGCGTTTAAGTAATGCGTCATTTACTTCTCCATCAATTTTAGGTTTTGCATTGCATTCTTCAATATGAGTACCTTTAAGATTTGTCTTGGTATTAGAACTATAAATACCTCGCGCGTTTATTTCGCTGCCTCCTGTGAGTTCTTTTATGACTGAACTATTTAATTTACTATTTATACTTTCTTTTGGTTCACGATAAATAATAAATCTTTTATGATTCATATTTGCTATGGATTGATTAGTTCCATCTTTTAAATCATTCATTAATACAACATTAGAGCAAGTATACGCATAATTTCCAAATGTTTTAATGGCGAGTTCATTAAGTAAGCCTTTGCCATTGCGCCCCGTGCCATTCGCTAATGTAAAATATTCTAATGTCTTGCCAAAAAGACCAGTAGAGAGAATAGTTAAATATAATGCTCGTTCGCTTTCAATAGGAAAAATATCACTAATAACATTATTCATTTTATTTATTTGTTCGCTTGTAGGTGAGGTATAATTATAACCAGTCGTAAGAGTCATATAATCATATTTATAAGGCAATACAAAATCGCATTTTTGTAAATCAAATATTTTATTTTCAAAGCAAAATATATAAGGGTTTATTTCAAACTCAATGTTTTTATTTTCAATATAAGGTTTAATAGCATCATTACAGACATCTTTGATATTTTTATTTGATTGTAATGACACAATAATTTTGTATATAGCATCACACTTTAATTTATAATTTTTATATTCATCTCCGTCAGCATCATACATTTTCATTTTATTCATATAAAATATCTGCTTATCTAAAAATAAATTAGTAAAATCATTTGTAAATTTACGACGTAAAGCAAGTTTGCTTTCCTCCCAAACAATACCATTAAAATAATATATCTTATCATTTGTATAAATAAAATCATCTCCAAATAATTCAACAAAGCAACGTGCCATATTTTCTTGCGTTGGCGATTTAATTACATTATCAATATTTTTTTCATTAAATTTGATTATTATTTTTAAATATTCAGTTGGATTAGATAATTTTGCGTAATAATATATTGTTCCAATAGTGCATAAACCTTTATTTGAACTATATACACGGTCAAAAGATTCATCTTCATATTTTATTGACTTCATGGATACAGATTTTGCTAATTCATAATTATTTATAGATGCTAATGAAAAAACAATACGTAACCAATCACTATAACAATCAATATATTTAATATTAATTATTTCGCATAATTCATTAATAATGCTATTTTTAATTTCATTATTTTTTATCTCTTGTTTTGGTTTGATTTTTAATTTACATAATAATTCATTTGGCATAGGATAAATATTACCGCCTAAATCCTCGTATGAAAAAATAGAACCATCTAAACACGTATAATTGGTTGGAGGTGCGGTAATAAAACCGCCATCATTTCTTATGTCTATATCGATATAATCATTAAAACAATCTGTGCCAGTAATACAATCTTTATTATATTCAAAATAAATATGATATCCTCGCCGTGTTTTAACCATTTTGTAATCATACATATTTAAATGTTTATTAATACTCCAAAATGTATTAAAACTATCTTCATTATCAAAATCAACCACAGTAATATTATTTATTTTTCCTGTTAAAATACCACGACCATTATGTAATGGATTAATACTTGATTTTGTTAATTTAGACCAATCCGTAGGTAATCCAATATATTTTTTTTTTTCAGTATCATTTTTTAAATAGGTTACAATTTTATCAAAACTAAAACTTATAAATTCCATTTATATATATTCAGTATATTTTATTTCTAAATACTTTTATTTAATTGATAATATAATTTGGTCCATTGCGTTTTTACGAGCGAGTTTTTTGAGAGATTTTAAATGATTAATCGCACCAGTTAGACCGTGTTCTTTTTCAAGAGAAACAATATAATCTTTGGGGAATCCTTTTGCATGGTTACATAATACACGGCGTTGGTCAAGGTATGTTTTATGCGCTCTATAATAAGCAGTTCCATAAGATACATTTTCTTTGTCCATTATAATATAGTATATATTTATTTCTAAATCAATTTAAATATAATATTTAATTAATATATGAAATGGATAGAGCAGATTTTAATGAGAGACACAACACTACTACACACGATATTCGCAGTATGTTTAATTGTGATATATGTAATAAATCAGTTCGTTTATATAACGCAAACAAACACATTATGTCAATGCGCCATATAAAGAATTGTAATAAGGGCAAATGTAAAGTAGATTTACATAATTTTAAAGTAATCAACTAATTCACGCATTAAGACCCTATGAATATATTTTACTCGTCGCTTACCATATATGGTCTTCTTATTAGCGTTCAAATGCTTACGACAAGCAATGGCATGCCTCGTAGGGTGTGTAGCATTCCAAATGGTCGCTTTCTGAATCTGTATCTCTCTATGTTTCAAATAATATTCTTTATAGTATTCCTTGAAATAGGTTTTATGAGTCCAGTAATAAGTTGTCATATTCTATATTTATATATGATTTATTTATTATTTAATTATAATTATTAAAATTGTAATTAAATCAATTCTTGTAAAAAAGGTAAATGAAAATATTTTCTGAAAATGATAAGTGATATTCTATAAAAGTTATAACTCTCTATAAATAAAATAAATAAATAAATTACAAATTAAATAATAATAAATAAATCATATATTATTCTACTTGAAAAAAAGACAAGGTAGCCTTCATACCTGTACCGCCAAACCCTTCACAAGTATCAAACTGTGTTCCATAAAATATTTTAAAAGATTTATCAAACTCATCATCTTCACCAGCAAGTATCTTGTCTACATCTACTTTACGTCCGAGTAAATCTTCAACATATTTTTTAAATGTGGACCGTGGAACAGTGCCATTGGGTCTAACAATATATTCCCAATCTAAATATTGCTCTCCTTTTGCATTATTCATTGCTGGACTAATAAACATAAGATTACGTAATTGTGTGTCTGTTGTGCTTTCTTTTAATAATTTAATACCTGCTAACAAAAACTTAACCCATATATGTTTGGCAAATGGTGGATTCAAAAAAAGCGTATCTACATCAACATATTTTAATTTAAAAAAATCTTCATTCGTCTTAATAATCTTTTTAGGTAATAGGCGCGACATAATCTTAAATAATTGTGGGTCATATTCATTGCTGGTTACGTCCCAACCTTTATTATAAAAATAATAAGATACGTTGCCAAGTCCTGCTGTGCCTTCGAGCATAGTGCTATGCCTTTTGTATGCTGAGGGTAGTTGCTTAAATAATTTATCAAGACACTCATTAGGAGTCGGAAAAAAGTCAAATACCTTACTCTTATAAAGTATGCGTAATTCGTCGGGCGTGATACCATATTTAAGTATCTGCGGCAATGCTTTCGATGGAGCAATAGACAGTAATTTTGGCAAGTCCTTAAATAATTCTTTTGTTTTAGTATATGGCATTGGCGCATAATTTTCTAATTGTTTTATTAATATTTCTATCTGTTCGTCACGTGGTAATTTTTGGAATCCTTCAACAAATTGTAATTTGGTTGGTCTTGCTATCTTTGGTTTAGATTCCTTTTTTGGTGCTTCTAATTTCTTTACTGCTTCTAATGCTGCTTCCTTTGTATCAAAACTATAAATAATTTTGTTATCCTTAAATACATTATAATATTTTTCATTACGCTTTTTTCTTATGGAAAACATATATAATACTATGATAAAATTATTTTTACTATAAATAATAAATAAATAAAAACATAAATCATTTAGCATTTTTTCGTAATAATTCCGGAGAATAAAATATTAGATTAATATATATGAAATGTCGTATGTGTTCGCAAACTAAATCAGAGAATGATTTTGTATTACGTGGTAAAAAACTTACTTCTACTTGTATTCAATGTAGCGAATTACGAAAAAAAAAAGATTACTGTCCTTGCGGAGTCCGTGAGCACGACTGCACCAATTGCCGTGACCCTATTATAAGACGTGCTACGAGTATGATACATTCTTCGCGCATAGCAGATAAAAAACATAATCTCACAAATGATTTGACATTTTTAGAAGTATTACACAAAATAATAGATACACCATTGTGTACCTACTGCAATATAGAAATGCAATATGTAGCACCATATTTACCAAATCACGCCACTATTGACCGCATATATGATATAGACGTGTCAGGCAATTATATGCCACATTTTAAAACGAATTGCTGCATCTCGTGTCGCTCGTGCAATAGTAGCCAGCGAAAATTCTTACAACCTAATTATTGGAATATAATAAAAAATATAAATAGAACTTAATAGAATATAATAGAATGGATTACGCAAATGGAAAAATATATAAAATAACTGGTTCAGGACTTACTTATTATGGTTCAACAACCAAACTACAATGAGGTATTAAAACGACACAAAACAATATGATTTATTTATTATTTAATTATAATTATTAAAATTGTAATTAAATCAATATTTAAAAAAAAGGTAAATGGAAATATTTTCTAAAAAGTAAAAGTGATATTCTTAAAAAAGTTTATAGTCCTATAAAATAAAATAATGAATTAATTACAGTTTTAATATTCATAAATAAATAATAAATAAATCAATAATAAAAATAACCTTTTATAAAAATAAAATATTTATATAATATATTATGAGCGCTTGGATAGACCACGTAAAACAGTATCGCGCAGAAAACCCTGAACTATCTTATAAAGAAGCAATGATTGCGGCAAAGGCAAGTTACAGTAGGAAAGCGAAACCACTTGGTAAGTATGCTAAAAAGGTAGTTGCTGAAAAGAAGATAGCGAAATATTATGAAGGAGAGTATAAAAAGTGTCGTAAATCAAGTAGAGTTATACAGAAAGAATTAGACCTTATAAAAAAAGAAATGGAAGAATTAGTAAAAATATATCAAGCAGAAAAGGCAAAATTAGAAGAATTATTACCTAAACGAAAATCGCCGCCCATGCCTCGTGGTGTATTAAAAAGAGGTCCTCTGCCACGTCCAAAAGCAATACCCCCATTTAGTCTCGATTAAATTACAGTTTTATTATTAATTAAATAAAATAATAATAAATCATAAATAAAAGTAGGTATATTTTAATATTTTTATATAATATGAAGATAATTTATAGGATTCGTATATTTTGTTTTAGAATTGTTATCACTATATAGGGCAAAGACGAGCAACCAATTCATCATACGTTCTGGTCTTTAATTCATTCTTCTTATCTATTAAGAACTGCTGAAAGTCTTCTGCGCTATAACCCATCATACAGCACATTGTAATTACAAGACAACAATACCTGCCACAAACCATACTCTTGTCTCCTTGAAAATTAGTTTTATTCCAATCCATAAGTTCGCCATCGAGTAGACGGGCAAATTCTCTTTTATCTTGTCCTAATATTCGTCTTATACACATTGGAATTACTGATAAGTCAGTATCATACTTTTTGCCATATGAATTAAAATAATACATTCCATCTTTTAAATTCATACAGCAAGTCCAGTGCCCGCTCGATGGTTCTTCTTCTAAAAGACATATAAAAAAATCATTTACATTAGGTATAATATCTCTAATATTATTGTATTGTTTTAATTCAGAATACTTAATAATTTTTGTATCTGGACCGAGCGCCTGACGGACCATGCCATCACTAAGTGGAATCATAACCGTTTTCTTTATTTTATTCATTATATATATATAATATATATAATGGAAGAATTCTGGGACGATGATTTGGTCGAATTTTTGCAGTTATTACGAAAAAAATCAGTCTATTTGAGTATTCAACATAGTAATTCATTTTTTTATTATAATAAGTGTGCGACTCTATTTTCTGTACCTTCAATAATTTTGAGTATTTTTAATAGTTTTATTAGCGTAGGCGTAAGCGAATTTATAGAACAACAAAATATTTCATTAATTAATTCATCAATAAGTATGTTATTGGCGATTCTTGGTTCTGTATCTCTCTATCTTAATTTAAATAATCTTAAAATAGAAGAATTAGAATTATCAAAACAATATCATCATCTTGCGTTAAATATAAGTAAAACTCTATTTATCCCAGTAAGTTTGAGAAAAATAGACCAGTTAGATTTCCTTAATATTTGTTATGATAAGTATGTAATTTTATTACAAGAAAGTTCATTAATACGAGCAGATGAAGCACACGAAAATGTAATACAAAAATATAGTCCTAAATCATTACAACCACGCAAACCCTTAAATGTAGTAATTAATTAAACAGAGAGTTTAGTCGCAACAATATTGGCATAACCAGCGGTTACATCAAGAGCAATAGAGTTTCCTGTGCTTCGTAGACGCCAAGTAAAAGATGCGGTCGCACCGGGTGCGACAGTCGCAAAATACGCGACAGAACCATACAACTCTTGATTAGCACCGTTCAAAATATCACCACCAAACGCCATAGGACAGTGAGCGACAAGAGCCGCACCCTGGTATAAAGTGCCCTGAATAAGTTGGTAAGTTCCAGCGGCGTTACCAGTATTTATCGCAACCCTTGCAGTAAGCGCCCAAACACCCTCACCAAGAACAAGCGGTATTTCAGCACCAGCAGCAGTCTGAATAAGAGGAGTTACGACAGTAGCAGCACCATCAGCGGTAATGGGGACAACAATATCAGCAACAAGTAAATTAGCAACGGACTGAACTCGATAGTTAGGACCAAAATTAGCGACAGACATATAATATATGAAAAGATAATAATTTTATGAAATAAACTTTTTACTAAAGTTAGGCGATTCTTACAATAACAAATTTAAATGAATCAATTGACATAGTTGGGGCAGTTCCTGTGAATGAAACTGTAAGTGTGCATGTCATCGTCATTGCCGCTGATCTTGAAAAAATACCAGATATACTATAATTATTTACTACGCTTGAACCATTACTAAATGCTTTTCTATCGATATAAGCGCTACTACCTGTAGAAGTAAGAGTAGCAATTACACTTGTTATTGTTGTTCCGACGGCTTGAGCCATATTCATATTCGCACTAACCATGTAAATTCCTGTTGGAATGGATGCGATTGAACCATATTGTTGGGCTACGCCTGTTGTTAATGCTGTGTTATCTACAAATCCTGTTCCGTTAGGTGATGCGATAGTATAAATATAACCTATTTGATTTACAGCTGGTAATGCTGTGTTTGCTGACCCCAAAGTGACAAACTGATTCGTCCCCATTGTAAGACCGCTTACCGCTCTATTATTCAAATTAATACTTGTTGTATTCGTAGCACCAATAGACATAGCACCTGACGCTATGCTGTCAATGTTGGTTACTCGTAATCCCTTAATACTTGTGGTTGAAGTGGCTGATCCAATCTCAATGGTATTGGCGACAGTTGACGCGGCCTGAATACTTAATGTTCCTGATTTACTGAGCCCATTACATACCGCCATGTTGTCGGATACTGCCTCCGTTGTAATTTCATTATTTTTAAGAATACCTTTTATAGTTGTGGTTGAAGTGGCTGAACCAATATTAATCGCGTTTGCACCTGTTCCTGCTGTTTGTATATTAGTAGTTCCAGACCTTGATGTAGATGTTAAAATATCGCATTGACCTGTGGTATTTGCTGTATAGAGTGAAATAGCAGTTCCAACAGCAGCAGAAGCAATAGATGGACACACTAGGGAAGCACCAGTTACAGAAGTAGTAGCACTAATCGACCCAGTAACAGCGGTATTACCGCTAATAGCAACAGATGCTCCACGAAGATTTGTGGCGGTATTACCAGTTCGCCCAATTGTAAGCGTGGTTGCACTTGATGTCCCCACATTAAGATTTCCTATTTGGTCTAAATTTCCACTGTAGAGTAATCCATTAAATTGTGTGGTTAAATTACCTGAACCAATGTTCAGCGTATTGGCTGTTCCTGATGCAGTCAAAATATTAGTTGTTCCTCCTCGTGAACCACCTGTTAAAATATTTACTGACCCTGTCGTATTTGCTATAAATAAATCCACATTATCTACAACATTTGCGGTTTTTAGACCTTCAGTCGTTAGAGTACCCACCTCGACTATACCATCAATAAATGTGGATGAGAAAGCAGAACCAATGTTAATTTGATTTAATGAATTTGAACCTGTTTGGATATTTGTTGTTCCACTTCGTGCAAGGCCTGTTAAAATATTTGCTGTGCCTGTTGTTTTTGAGGTTAATAAATTGAAATCGCCAGTGGTTTGAGTTGTAAATAAGTTTGCGGTATTTCCAATAGCATTGGTTTGGATAGAGTCCGCACTTACAGCGAGGTCAAACTTATTCGTTCCAGTCCAAGTATTGTTGCTTGAAAGTAGGGTTGTCCCAGCATTTAGGGTCGACTGCGTGAATGAGTAGTAGTCGTTCTGAAAGTAAGTGGTTATATTAATATTATTCATACCTGTTTTGGTCACATACAATATCATAAATAAGCGGTCGGTTAAATTTAATGTGATAGGGGCTGTAATAGTTGCGTTCATGGTGTATGAGGTTGGATTGGTCGAAGGAGATGCATTAACGTCTGGCGATATTCCAGATGTGACCAATAATGTATCCACATTCAAAGCATCTTTTTTATAAAGTTCAAAATAATAATGAACGTCGCCGCCTATACCTGATACAGCACCATATACAAGAGCATCCCATAATCCAATTGGAATAGTCGTAATACCAATAGGTAAGGTAATAAATCGCGCTACTTCTTGTGTTCCACTCGTTATATTAGTTATGACGGTTTGCTGAGCGGCGGCAACGACTGTTTGTCCTAAACTCTGAAAAGTTGGATAGGTAGGGTCAGTAACACTATAATTAAAATATAAATTGTATCCTCCACTATATTGACCTACGAGAGAGTCTACATATCCTTTATTTGCTAAATCAATACCTGTAGTTGGATCAATCGCACAATGTGGTGGAACATCAAAAACAGTTTGACCGTTTAAATTTAATGTATTCGCTGTTATACCAAGTGTATCATTTGAAGTAATTTGATTACTTGTTACTGTTAAATCTGTCGTTGTAGCACCAATGACCTTATTTAAATTTAATTGGTCGTAAGCATAAGAGGTCGCAAAAGTCCCACTGGCAGTTGTAGTCGTATTTAAAGCAGTGCCATATTCACGATATTGAGCGGAATACACATCTCCAGTAGTAGAGGATTCATCTCGATTTATTTGGATAATATTACTATCAATTGTATTTAATTTAAGTATTCCACCAATAGCATCTGATATTTCTAAACCAGTTGGACGTAGAACTGTAGAATTATTAACATCTTGTATATTTACATTAAGACTTGCTGTATTATCAGCAGTTAATACTTGTTGAAGTGTAGGCGTAGTAGTAGGTGATGATAATACTAATGATTGTAATGTGTTTAATTTTTGATTCATTAGACCATATCCATAAGCACGACTCATTTAATATATAATTATATTATATTTTTATATGAATTAATTGTTTATAGTTTTAAATTAATATTTATAAAATTAAAATATAAATAAAATCTTATACTAATATATAGAATGAGTAAAGTTATCGCAAACAAGAAACCTATAGAATTATTTGGAGGAGCAAGAGAGAAACCTTTATCAGTAGGAAGTATTAAAACCTACACAAGTAAATTAAATAAATTAAATGATGATAAACCTATAACAGATTTAAAGTTTATTAAAGATACAGAGGCAATATTAGCAAAAATAAACAAAGTAGAAAATCCAAATACTCGTCGTTCATTTTTTATAGCAGTAGTATCACTCTTAAAGGGTAATAAAAAATACGCCAAAGAATATGACATATATCATAAAAATATGATGGATATAAACGGCGTATTGAATAAGGAATCATTTAAGAGTGAAAAAACAAAGGAAAAACATACAAAAGTTAATATGGAAGAATTATATAAGAATTATGAAGAATTAAAACAAGTAATAACTGAAATTGGAAAGAAGCGAAAAGTAACAGAAGAACAATATGAACGATTGCGACAACTTATGATACAATCATTATATTTATTAACCGCTCCCCGTAGATTATTGGATTATACAGAAATGTTAAATGAAAAACCAACAGAAGATAAAAAGTTTAACTATTATTATGATGGCAAGTTTTACTTTAATAATTATAAAACAAAGGGGTCATACAAACAGCAAATAATAGATACTCCTAAAGATTTACAAGATGTTATAAAAATATGGACTAAATTTAAGAAAGAAGGAAATAATTATTTAATAGTAAAAAAATCTGGTGAACCATACACACCAACTGAATTAACGAATGATATGAAAATAATATTTAATAACCCAAGCATGGGTGTATCTGTATTACGTGGCGAATATTTAAAAAATAAATATGGAGCGTTATCAACTGAGATGAAGAAAGATGTCAAAGATATGGGTACTTCGCTTGCGGTGGCCAATGATGTATATATAACGAACTTATAATGTCGCTGCCGCTCATAATACGAAAGACATTATAGTATTTAGATTAACTTATATGTATTAATTTATATATATTAGATTAATTATAATTAATTTAATATATTTATATCTATTTAATACGATAATTTTAAATTATTTAAAAACTTATATCTATTTAGATAAGATTTATATAAATTAATCTATT